CTCCTGACAATGGCCCATAATAAATTTTATCCTCTGATTTGTAGTTTGTTATTTCAACACCGTTAATTAATATACCAGTGGCACCGGGTTCTGTTGGACTTGCATCACCAGATTTAATATTTGAAGATGCAGGAAACTTCTTAAGTATTTTTTGAACACCTATTTCTTCATTTTTATGTCTTAGTAATACGAAACTATGTTCAGTAGTGACTGAAATCCTTGAACCAACAGGAATAGATGCTGTAGTTAAACCTTGAACTGTAAGAATATTATTTTGAGTATCTATTGAAGATATGGTTGTTATTCCAGCATTGGGAACATTAGTACCTGATATTGTATCTCCAACTTCAATATTAGTAGTTGAATCAACTTTTATTGTATTAACACCAACCACCGCTGTTGTTACGACTCCAACTTGTATCTCACCTGAAGTAAATTCTAAGTTATCAGATATTGGAATAAATGATCTAGATGAATAAATTTTTATTTGATTGTTGGGTGTAAGTTTTTCAATATAATAAACACCCTCTTCCAATCCACCTAAGACTAAACTAGGATTTTTAGGTTTGTAAAATACAGCATCACCTGTAATAAACCTTGTATTTGAAGGGAATGATATTACAGAGTATTTTTGAGTAACATTACTGAAATCTTGAATATTGTTACCTGCAGAACTAGGAATAGTGCTTTTAAAAACACTTTCCTGTATATCATACGAAGGTAATGATGTAGAGGCTACATAATATTCTTCATCATCCTTGTTATATACATTTTGCACGTTTGCTGTAACAACATTATTTCCATACTGAATATTAGATGTTGTACTAAATGCTCTATCTAATTTTCTACGAAGATCATAATCAATATTAGATAATATTGTAAATGTCTGACCACCTAAATTTAACTTAACACCATTATTTTGGGTAATATCAGTAACAATAGCATCATTCACTTCAACTTGTTGAGAACCACCTCTTCTGATAATATCAACTTTATCTCCAATTTTTAAATTTGATTTATCAGGTGTGGATGATAATATTGCAGTTCCTATACCTGCAAAGTTATTAATTTGAAATGTGCATGATGTATTATAAATCCATGAATTGAAAAATGTCTCTTTAGTTGTCTTTTCAATCGGATTTGAAACAACCTCCCCAAGATTTTTTACGGAGATTTTTTCACCCTCTGTTGTTACACTAGAAGTTTGTGATGGTAAAAGTTTGAAATCAGATAATACTCCAGTTATTCTCAACTCAACCTTTTTAGAAGTATCACCATCTTCATATCCAAAGTAAATTTCACTTGATCTTATATCATCAGTATCTGTTATAGATGAGGTTATTCCTGTACAATTTAAGAACTGATTTACGGTCTTATCAGTGTAAGTAATAGTGTTTATACCTGATATTACGGTTCCAGTAGTACCAAACCCTACAGTCGAATCTACGGTTATTACAGAAGAACCTACTGATACGTTATCAATTACTTTTGATTTTCCGGGTATCGTAAAAGTACCTTTAATGCCACTTCTATCATTGTATCCTACAAATAAACTTAATTTATAATATGTTTTTCTATTCCTTGTGATAATCTCTACTTCTGATATTGATGCAGTTGTCTGATCATCAGTTGATTTTGTTATTGTTTGTCCTAAAAGTTTATTAGGATCACCACTTATGACCTCCGCTAATACTATTTCTCTACGAATATATTCAGCACCAGATGGTTTTATCAACAATTCTTCTAAATCAACCACCTTTGGAGTTACACCAAATAGCACATTAAATAATATACGGAATGATTCAGCAGT